CCCTTCATGTAAATGTAGGCCTCGATCAAAGATCCGTATAACATCGCCATTTCAGCATTTATACTTAGCCAAGTTGTTCCACCCTCGGCCCCTGCAGTCAAACTGAGTGGACGATAGAAATAATGAAGCTCTGCAGTGTAATTTACTCCAACCGCCGGAGCATTCGGCGTTGGTGCTAATAGAAAGTTTTCTACATCAAACACTCCGTAATAACGTGGGGCACCCGTTGTCGTATCGTCTGGAGTATAGGTCTGCAAGAAACTAGGGTCTTTAAACTCAACGAAAAACTTGTCCGCATCTGGGCCCCGCAAGCTCAAAGAAAACGGCGCAAGAAAATCTGAAGGCACCGCCAAATAGGGGTTGCCTGCTGTAGTCGAAGCTGTGGAGTTCTTTCGAAACAAGCTGAGTTGTACATTCTTCAAGATCCTCTCTTCCGCCTGCCTAATAAACAAAGGAAGGTTTGTAACGAAAGATGTCTCGTCGTTCTCTGTATAATCTTGAATAGCCTGTTTAAGCTGCGCGTATGTAAAACTCATGTTGTCACCACCGTTACTGTTCCAACTGAGCCTTGAGCAACCAAGTTGTCAGGAGGACTAAGCCCTGGAATATACGCAAAGCCCACAGGGTTCCAGCCCCACTGCACTGCACGTTGCTCGCTAAGACCCGTCTCTGGGCGAGGGTCCCGTAATGCCTGCGGGTCTGGGTATGCTTTGGGTGGGTATAGCTGCGGGTGCTTGGGCTCGAACTCGTCCGGACCAACTTTAGCTCCGGTCCACTCCACCTTCATCTCACTAAGACGGTAACGGCGACCTGACCGATCAGATATTCCCCAAGCATTTTTGCCACTAGCNTATGCCATTACACCCTCAAGTAACTCAAACTAGGCTGCAACTTCAAAGGAGTCCGACCTTGGTCCTCGTCCGCCGCACGTTGGAACTCTTCTTCATACACCGTCTTCAGCAACTGAACACGCTCCGGCGCACGTTTCATCGCCATGTAATAGGCAAGACCTGCCACCATGCAAGGGAAAAACCGGAAAGGCATATCCGTTGTGTCAACTAAGGAATCTGCATCCTCGATCCTACGAACATAATAATAGATCAACTGATCCGTAGAGTTCTCCGGAACCGCCCAAAGATTAATTACAGGATCAACCTGACGGTTTAACCAGTACTGGCTGGTACGCCCTTGGGTCGTCTTGTTTGGAAGAGTTGCATACTCGCCACGGCTGATCCGCTCAACCTCAAAGTCTGTGCCATCTCGACGTACTACAACATCCAGAAGATCTACCACATCGTCCAGCAAAGTCTCCTGAGCTTGACCCTGAGTAAGAGTGATCGTGCCCTGCTTAACTGTCCAAAGGTTAAGTCCCCGGTTCGCCCACTCCGCAAACATCAAGTTCAAGGACCTACGGGCAGTGCGAGCATCATAGCCCGTGCGGACCTCTAGCCCACACCGCTCATACGCTTCTTCAATAACCTCGCCTACATCGAGGTTGAAATCCCTTGAACCTGAAGTTGCCATCAGCTGTTTCCTTTAAACGATCCGCCACGGCCAGCCATTACGCATCCGCCAGCATTGTAACCTTTGACCTTGCCACCGTACTTGTAGCCTTTTTTAATCATGCCGCCGCCCATGTAACCGTTTAGCATGCCGCCATTCTTCTTCTCAATAACGCCGCGACCAATCAGAACATCCTTCTTAGTCACTTTGCCGTCGCCACTTAGATCCTTCATATCATATTTCCTCCAAGTTTCAAAACACTCTTACCAAGCCGCCATCAGCTTTCCAGTTGATGCGCTTAGAAGATTTCTTCTTTTTCGCCGCGGACGTACACTGCGCCATGGTAGGTCGGCAAGCAGGATAGCCTTTACGTTTCTCACCCTTCTGGCGTCCGCAAGGTTTGCCTGTTTTACAGTCAACCCAGCCCTTCCCGTCATTCTGGGAAAACCATTTACGCAGTGAGTTCTCTTTCTTAGCCATCAGTAATTGTTCGTCTCTTTACGACGCCCCTCTATTACTCCGCCGCAGCCATAAGCAATGTATCCGCCGTCTTTCATCTTTTTCTTCACAGGGCGCTTGCGCTTCTTAGAAGATTCGCCCCAGTTGTCGGCTCCCACCTTTCGGCATTTGGCTACCGCTCCGCTTGCGTATGCGCTGGGCCACACCTTGTACCGAGCTTTGACCTTCTTGGCGCAGGCGTCGAGCTTTTTCTTTTTCTCGGCCATCAGTTGACCTCTCTGGCGGCTTGGATATTTGGAACGGCATCTGCCCACGGCCTATCATAACGTGCCTTTCTTGTTGTCAATTCATCAACAGCTTCGACTAAGTGATCTAGCTTTACATTTATCACTTCAGTTCTTTTGTCTACGGCGATCAAAGTAGAAACCATCCACACGATCCCAGCAGTGCAAAGTGTGACCGCGCCGCCCCAGAAAATAAGCTGTACGTTCTTATCCATTTTTCTACCACATCTTACACGACCAGTAACGGGCCGATAGTTTATCTAACTTCTTCGTATCACATCCATGACGCGCTCGGAAAGACTTCCTACGCTTGGGGTCTGACTTCTTGATAGTCATGTTGGCATCGCCAAAACGAATGATCTTTTCCTTACCGTCCTTACAAGCCTTCACAACAGACTTCTTGCCGCCAGAGATCTGGCGCTTGGGCTTGTTGCATTTCATCTTTGACTTGTCGATCTTAGCCATAACTACTCCACAATTACTGATATAGTGGTGTTAGCAGGGATCGAAGCATACACACCTTTTTTAGCTAGTATACCATCCCCAGGAAGAAATATTTCATTCATGCCTTGAGAAGTTTCATCGACTCTAAGTAAAACCTTTCCAGACGCTTCTGAAGCGTTGTCGTAAAGTACGACGTGCCCTGTGGCTCCTGATTCATAGGTTAAAAGCACACCTTGTACCCGGCAGCGCCGTTGAACCAACGCTGCCGAAGTCTGTGAGTAAAAGGATGTGACTTCACTCCCGACCATCTCGCCACCTACGACAAGATAATCGTAAGCTGATTTGCCGAGCCCGTAAACGCATCAATATAAACGCCTGCCGTGGCAATGATGCCGTCGTCAGGGATGTTCATAACATGATGCCCCGTGGGGAACGTCTGCGTCAACAAAACGGTGCCGTTGGTGTCCCCGTTCTTAATTGTGAATGCGCCTGCCGCAGCAGCGTAAATCACAACCTGACGGAGACGAGAACGAGTAGGCCCAACAATCGCAGCCGTTGTGCCTTGAACCCAATTATATGCGGTTACTGGACCTGCCATTTAAATGCTCCTATTAGCTAAGTGCTGCGCCTACAGCAGTAACCCAAGCAGCGCCTGTATTAATAACAATGCAGTATTCGTTGTTGCCCGCGCCATTGTCGCTAACCATATAAGCTGTGCCAACGGCAACATCGCCGAATGCAGGGAGGTTAGCAGTGGTAACTACTGGGATTTGGAAACCGTTGTTGGAACGAACGGGTCCGGAAAAAGTTGATAAAGCCATGTGGTTCTCCTGTCGTGGCTAGTGTCAGCCGCACCGTGCGACTGTCAGGGATGCCTAAACAATACAGAAGAATAAAACAAAAAGAAAGGGGCAACCGAAGTTGCCCCCAAGATACAAGCTGTATCTATTCTTAGGCTGCGCCTGGTGAACCAAACACCGCACGAGGATCGCTAAAGCCGAAGCTATAACGCTCACGCGCTTTAAAGCGCATGTTACCTGTGTCGAAGTCAGATTCCATGTTGGTGGACATTGGAGTCCGCTCAAAGTGGACAAAACCACGAGGTGCGTCTGTCTTGATAAAGAACGCATCTGGATCTGTAAGGAAGTCGTTGACGGCATAGCCTTCAGGCAACATTCCCATAGAACGGATTGCGTTTGTATCGTTGTCCGCTGTACCAACACGCAAGTTGGAAACCATCAAACGCTCTGCAACGAATTGCAGCTGACGTGGGAGGATCAACTTCATGCCGCGAAGGGCAACTTTAAGACCACGCTCGTCAACAAAACCTGCGATGTTGATCAAAGCATCTTCAAGAGATGTTTCGTTCAAATCCGCAGCTACTGCTGGTTCGTTGGCAAACGTACCACCGGAAGTAAGTGGGTGGTTAGTTGCACACAAAGCAACTCCGTCACCGCCAGCAGATGCGCCAGCCGTAAAGGCATTGTTAAGAACTGCAGCAGCCTTAACTTGCTTTGAGTGTGCCATTGAACGAGCCAACGCACGAGTGTAACGCGAACCAAGACGATCATAGAGATTGTCTTCGATAGCTTCCTCAGTGATTGAGAAGGCCAGCGCCACTGTTTCGTGGTTGTAACGAGCAGTGTATGCTTCGTTAGCGTCGTCAAAGTTAATTGCACCACCTTCCGATTTGGTCGGTGCTGCGCCGAAACCAGACAACATAACTTCTTCTTCGAATGCTCGATCAGAAGACTCTGTTGTAAAGATCTCTGCGTGTTGGTTTTCGTACCGGGAGTACTCCATACCAAACAGCGCGTTGAGGCCTGGTTCTAGCTCTTTCGCTAGTTGTGCGCGTGAAATAGCCATTTGTTAGACCTCCTTAAACGCCAGTGTTCGCTACTGTACCAGCAACAATAGCACCGTTTCCGGAGTTAAAGCTGTTGTTCAGTCGAACGATTACGGGAATACCAGCCGCTGTGTAGTCTTGGTTTTCAGGATCGTCCTGAATACCGACAATGCGCAACTGAAGCGCAGCGGTGGTGGCGATTGTGCTGACACCCAACGTCGCAGAAGAAATACCAGTGGAAGAAACGCCACTTGTACCCGCTGCAAAGTTCGCATTAGCAAACACATGACCGCGAGCAGTAGCTTCGCTTGTAAGCGATGCACTGGATGCGATTACGAATGTTTGATTTGGGTTGTCATAGACAAAGGCTTTGATGGGATGGTTAGAATCCGCACCAGAACCCGGCCAAGAGTTTGAGAAAATCTTTTCACCAGTAGTAGACGAAACGTATTCACATCCCCAGAAAACACCGAGAAGACCTACAGTGCCCCCTGCAGCCGCGCCAACAATGTCAATAAAGCCAGTTGAAAGCGGGATAACAGGAGAACCTTGATAGATCGCGTTAGAGTTTCCGGAAGCGATACGATATTCGGTTGTACCAGTGGTGTTTGCGCCAGAACCCTGGACGCCTACCGGACGTAGTCCGAATGCACCGTTAGTATTTGCCATCGTAGCAATCCTTTTTCAATTACTCGGAGTCGCGACCGCGACCACCGAAAGTTACACGACTTTGCCGATTGTTCTGAATCGGCATTGAAGGATGTTGTTCCTTCATCAGGTCCTGATCTACAGCAGTCATCTGTTCGCGGGTTCTGCCCCCGTAATATGCAGTTCGTTCTGCTACTGTTTCTTCAGGTATACGGCACAGCATCAGTCCGCCTTGTCCGATAATGCCCTCATATCGACCATCGTCAATAGTAGGAGCTTCGTAGTTGGGGTACTCGTCCTTACGAACTGGTTCCCAACCTTCACGCAACTTAGCGTTTACGTTCATCTTGTCTTCTTCGCCGCGCATTGCGACTCGAATCCATCGATGCACGAACCCATCAGGTGCGGGTGGTGCGGAAAGGTGACTGGGCGGTGCCCATGGTTTTCTGCGCGTTTCTGTATCGCGGGTTGCGCTCTCGCGCGGTTTTCTATCAGCCATGTTATTACTCCTTCACATACTTGGCGTATTCTTCAAGAGGTACGCCGAGCTTCTTAGCAATCGCTACTTGTGAATGCGTCAGCTTGACCGACCTGCGCCCCTGTTTATTAGTGCTGCGGGATGCGGAGTTACCTGCAGAAGCGACCTGGCTTCCTCCACCCGATTTTTTAGCCGTCTGAAATTTATGCGGAAACTCCGCACGAATACGACGATCAACCTCAGTATAGTACTCATCGCTGCTTGGGTCAAACCCTTCGTCCTCGGTGAGTTGACTGTGCAATGCAAACGCAGCTGCGGTCATAACCTTGTCCTGACCAAACCACTCGTTCTTTGTAGCCCAATCTTGAGCACGAGGGTCCGCTTGCTGCTGTTGCTGTTGCGGAGCGGCCTGCGGTTGTGCCGCTTGCTGCTGCTGCTGTTGGCGCTGAACCTGAACTTTAGCGTTCTGCTCCGCACGAGCCTTTGCTGTGTTATATCGCTGCGTCTCTATAGCAATATTTGATAGAGCTTGCTGGGCTTCCAGCATCTTGTCCGTGTCACCCGCTTCGTATGCTTCTTTGTACACACGTTTGGCAGCTTCCGTTTGAGACTCAATGCGAGAACCATACTCACTCAGATACCCTGTATCTAAAGCCTGCACTCGGCTCTTGAGTTGCTTGTTCTCTTCAAGAAGCTGACTTGAAACGCGAACAGCTTCCGCCTTGTCACGTTCTTCCTGTCGGTACTTTTCAGTGAGCTTCTTAATGCGATTCTGTACGCCTTTGCTGTAAGAATCTAACTCACTTTCCTCGGGAGCAGAGGCAACAGAAGATTTCTCTTCTTCTTGCTGCTCCGGTTCCTCAACTACAATATCTTGTTCTTCATCAGACATAACCTGTCCCCCTAAATATGCTTAATATCGTCCGGCTCCAAGAGCGTTGCGATAACTTCATCGTCGTTGATGATGCGAACCTCGCCTCCGTCGATCTTAAATCGAGAACCGGAGTAACGCCCAATACAAACCCACTGGCCTTCTTTGCACCAGGGCTCACCCTTTGGTCCAAACTTATCAGGGTCTTTGTATGCTAATGGGCCGAGCTTCATTACATAAGCTACAACTGTAGCCACAGATTCACGTTCCCGAATCTCGTCGGGAATGTAGAGGCCACTCGCTGTCTTAGCCTTGCCTTGATACGGCATAACTAAAACCCGCCAACCTGTCGGCTGCGGGAGACGTTCGAGTAGAGGTTTATCTAAGAGGGACGGGTCTAGTACCCGTTCTTTAGCGTCAACATATGCGCTTTTCAAAGGCTCAGATTCAGCTTTCGCCTCACCCTTCTCTTTGTTAATTTTCTGCGCAACGTGTTCAGGAAGATATAAGGTCTTCGACATCGTCTACGTTTCTCTCCAGCAGGGCCTTGATTTCTTCTCGCGCGAAAGAGAGGCCCCGTATCTCTCCCACAGACATTTTGTACTGTTCCCAGTCTTTAACAGCACCGCTTGCAAGAGCATCGGAAATCATCTTCTCCTGCTCTTCAAGTTTCTTATACATGTACTTTGCCCAATCGACAACATCCATTACAAGTTATCCTTATATTCTCCTTGTAGGTCGGATGTAATCGGTCCACCCTCTGCCCACTCGTCGCATGTGTTCTGACTACTACACACGAATTTGAGCAGTTGGCAATACCCAGT